AAGATTGCAGAAAGAATTGAGAATACAATTAATGTATCGTTTTATGAGGCTGAAAGAATAGCAAGAACAGAAACAGGTAGGGTACAGGAGCAGGCAAATGTTGACTGTATGGATAGAGCAGAAAAGCTAGGAATAAAGTTTCAAAGGATTTGGGTAAGTGCATCAGATTCAAGAGTTAGAGAATCACATGAAGCTATGAATGGACAGGTTGCAGATGAAGAAGGTTTTTTTAGATTTGTAGAAGGGGATAACGCAGGAGCGAAGACACGTGGACCACATATGTCAGGGATAGCAGAGGAAGATATTAATTGCAGATGCGATGTAATTACAGAATTGATAGAAGAAACGCAGGAAGCAGAAGAAAGCAAAGAGGTTTCGCGTGTAAAAGTTGATGTTTTAAATGGACAAATACCGTTTGAACAGATAAGCGTTTATAAGGAAATTTTAGAAAATGCACCAGTAGATGCATTAAAGTTGTGGAATAAACACGCAGACGAAATAAAAATAGAAACAAACAAAAGCAAAAAAGGTGCATTTTATTCACCAAGGCAAAAGGCAATATCTTACAATTTAGAAGATGACAAGAACAGCAGAGCGGGAGCTAACAATGTTTTTTTCCACGAAGTTGGTCATTTATTTGACGATAAAGCAGGGGAAATAAGTTTTAGTTATAAAAACGGGAAATTTGATGAAATTATGAAAGCGGAGTACATAGATTTCTATAAAAGCAAAATGCAAGAATGGAAAAAACAATTTCCAGAAGGAACAAAGTTAAGACAAGCCGATGTAAATGCCAATATAACTAAAGAATTAAAAACAATTCCTTTTAGTGCAAGAGTTGAAATAAGTGATATATTTGACGGTTTGTCAAACGGAGCAGTTAACGGCGGTGCTGGGCACACTTTTGAAAATCGTAACTATTGGAAAACACACAAAGTTTCATCAGAAGCTTTTGCAAATATGTATAGTGCAAAAGTAAACAATCCCGATTCAGTTGAAACTCTAAAGAAATATATGCCAAAATCTTATGAGTTTTTCGAAGAAATATTAAAGGAGGCGGGCAAAGATGAAAAAAAGTAAACAAGAATTAGAATTTGAAAAAGTTGTAGAAAGTTATGAGGAAAAGTTTGGTGATTTGGTTTTCCCGATAACTTTTATAAGCTCGTTTGAAAAAGACACAGCAAGACTTGAAAGGTGCATAAAAGAAAACAAGCCTTTTAAATATTATTTTTCGATGGACGAAGATGTAATATATTAAACTATATAGCCGAAGGGCTTTAAATTGGAGGGATATATGGAAAATGTAGAAGACAAAGTTACACAAAAGGTTGACGAACCTAAAGCGGAAACAAAAGACAAAGTTACATTCACTGCTGAACAGCAGGCACACATTGAAAAGCTAATAGCAGGGATTACAGCTAAGCAGATGACAAAAGCAGAAGAGAAGGCACAAGCTAAGATAGAAGAGGCACAAAGATTGGCAGACTTGTCAGCAGAAGAAAAGGCAATAGAGTTAGCAAAACAGAAAGAGAAAGAAATATCCGAACGAGAAAAAATGGTTCAGATAAAAGAAATGAGTTACGAGGCAAGACAACAACTCGCAGAAAAAGGGATAGCTCCAACTATGGCTGATTTTCTCGTGAGAGAAACAGCAGAGGAAACGAACGAGAATATCAAAAAGTTTGAGACGGTATTCCAAACAGCAGTAGAAAAAAGAGTAGAGGAAAGAATTAAGGGTGGTTACAAACCTGCAAAAGTAACAACAGAAGCGACAACAGAAGATGCAGAAGCAGAAAAAAAACTAAGACGATATATGGGATTAACCTAATGTCTAAAAATCGAGGAGGAATAAAAAATGGCAAACACATTTGATTTAATTTCAAAATACGTAGCACTATTAGACGAAGTATACAAAAGAGGTAGCTTGACAAATGACTTGTTAGGAGCCAATCAGGCAATCGTAAAAGAAGGAATGAACGCTAAGACTATATTAATACCAAAAGTCACCACACAAGCTTTAGCAAACTATTCAAGAAACACTGGATTTGTGCCAGGAGATGCAACTTTAACTTGGCAAACACACGAATTTGAAATAGACAGAGGTAGAAGCTTCATGGTAGATAATGCAGACGATATGGAAACTGCAGGATTAGCGTTTGGAACATTAGCAGCTGATTTTGTATCAGTTGGAGTAGTACCCGAAATTGACGCTTACAGATTTGCAAAAATGACAGCAGGAGCAGCAAACAACGTAACAGGAACACCAACAAAATCTACAATAGATGGGTTGATAGATGCAGCGGTTGAAAAACTTGACGATGCAAACGTACCAGTTGAAGGTAGAATATTATATGTATCAAATGAAACTTACAAATTCATAAAACAATCTGATAATTTTGTTAGAAATTTAGTTCAAGGCGAAAACATAAACAAAAACTTTGAAACATATGACGGAATGAAAGTAGTAAAAGTACCTAAAACAAGATTTTATTCAGCAATTACATTAACGGCATCAGGAGCGGGTGGATATGCGAATGATGGAACAGAAATAAACTTTATGATAGTTCATCCATCGGCAGTGGTACCAGCAGTCAAGATTAATCAACCAAGAGTTTTTGACAAAGCTGAAAACCAAACAGCAGATGCTTATAAATTTGATATGAGAATATATCACGATTTATTTGTGCTAGATAACAAGATAGATGGAATATACGTTCACAGAAAAGCGTAAAGGAGGTATGAAATGGCAAATATAAATCCAAGTATAAAAGCTATATTAGATTATACCACACTTGTAGAAAACACGATACAAACTAAAACTCCTGTAAATGCAGTTGAGGCAGCGGTAACTATAGCTTCTGCAACAATAGCAGTAGTTAACAACGATGATGTAATTACATTTAACAATATAGAATACACTAAAAAAGCGAGTGCGGCAGAAGATGACGAATGGGAGGATGCAACAGGATTAGCAGCAGCAATAACATCATTAGACGAAGAATTTGCAGCAGTAGAAAGTACGGGAGCGGTAGTAATTACAGCAGCGACAAAAGGGATAGCAAGTAATGAAAAAGAAGTTGATGTAGAAATATTAGAAGATACAACAGAAAACGGAACAGCAGAGGCAAAAGCAACAGCGACATTAGCAGCGGCAACATTTGCAAGAATAGGAAACGGAGACACAGTAACTTTTGACGATGCAGTGTTTACGAAAGTAGCGGGAGATGCAGGAGATGACGAATTTACTAATTTAGCTGGGTTAATTGCATTAATAGATGGATTAGATGACTGGGTTGCAGTAGAAGATACAGGAGCAATCGACATTACAGCAGCAGTTGATGGAACAGAATTTAACGACATTGATTTAATCGTTAACATTTGCTCAGAAACATCAGGTGGAATAAATGGAACTGTAGGAAAAAACAAAGAATTTGCAGTAGATAACACTTATTTATATGTAGCAATATCAGAAAATACAATATCAGGTGCAAACTGGAGAAGAATAGCAGTTGGAAGCGTGTATTGATGGACGAATGAATTTGTAACAAAAGGCGTGGCGGTTATTGCAACTGACCACGCATCGATTCACAGAGGCGAAGGATATAGCTTGTTTGTATTAAAAGTGGAAGAATTAGGAGGTATATAATGATAACTACACTAGAGAATGTGAAGTTATATCTTAACATAACAGATACATCACAAGACGCTAGAATAACACAGATGATACCTTTAGTTGAATCTTACATTGTACATTATCGTCAAAAGCCTTTTGATGTAGATGAAGAAACAGAAGAAACAATATACCCAGGAGGGATTGAACTGATAGCGATTAGTTTGATAGGCTTGAAATTAAGAAGTGCTGGAACAGACTTAAAACAAGCCGAAAGTTTAGACGGATATTCAGTTACGTTTGGAACAGATAACAAGGAGAAAATGCTGCTAAGCCAAATTAGGCGATATGCAAAGGTGATATAGATGATAGATGAGCATATAGACGAGTATGGAGAAGATTTTGAACTACAAGAGAAGATAGTTACAAGTTCAGATTGGCAAGGCGATGTATTTGCTTGGACCAAAGAAAAAGATATTATTGGAGTATTAAAGTTAGTATCAGGTAAAGATATTGAAAGCCTAGAAAAATTATCTATTCAAGGCACGCATAAATTCTACTGTAAACGTAATGAAATAACAGCACTAGATACATCGAAAAGATTGAAGTGGAATGGCAAGACATACTATATAACATATATCGACCCAAAGATGCCTAACTATTCAGAAACTGTAAATCATATCAAAGTGTTTGTTGAGGAACGTGAGAATGAATGATAAATAATACAAAAGAAGTAATTGAAATGATGAATAACAAAATCGAGGTAAATTTGACTAGGGCAGGCATGTTTGTGCAAGCAGAAGCTAAAAAAAGAACACCAGTCGATTTAGGCAATTTGAGGCGTAGTATCAATTATGAAGTTAATATGAAAGAAAAAGAAGTTATAATAGGTACTAATGTTGATTATGCTTTGAAGATGGAAAAAGGTGGAAGCAAACAAGCACCTAATGGGTATCTGCAACCTGCTATGGAAGAAAATTTACCTCGATTACGTGAAATTCTAGGAAGTGATAAATAATGACAGAGTTAAAATCAGCATTATACACAGAAATTAAGAAACACGCAACTAATGTATATTATAATCAAGCGCCTAGCAATGTTAATTATCCTTACGTTGTTTATACCATCACATCATCAAACAGATTAGATTATAAAGAAGAAGTATTTGTGAGAATGAATGTATATGATTTAAAAGGTGCAAACATAACAGGGATTGAGAATTTAGCACAAAAACTACAGAAGGAACTACATCAGATTGATATTAGCACAACAAACGGGATAATACAGCTAAGGAATACAAACAGGCTAGATTTAGACAGCATAGAAGAAGAACACAGAAGACGAGAATTAAGTTTTTTTGTAAATTGGTATGACAAGTCAATAATAGAGGTGACATAATGAAACTATATGTGAGTAAAAATGGAATATACACGTTAATCTTAGATGATGAAACAGTAATTAATAATGCGTCTAATAATAAAGAATGGCGTGATTATGTAAGAAGTAATTGCAATACAGCAAAAGATATATCAGAAATACCAAAATCAGAAATAGCGGAGGTATTAGATGAGGAGATAACAGAAGACGAAGTAGACAAATATTTGACAACTGAAGATGAAGATGAGGTGATAGAAGATGGGGATTAGAAGTGGTGCAACGCTTAACACACCTGATAATTTAATTCAAGGAGCAGGAGTATTATATTTCAACTTTAAATCATTTGCAGATAGAGGCGTTTCAGTAGGAGCGACAAGAGGCGGTGTTGGAGTTAATCTAAATGATAATCTTAGAGATGTAGAAGCAGATAATCTGCAAGGAGCAACTAAAGGATACGTGTATAAAGATAAAGGCAATCCTGAACTAACATTCACTATCTTAGAAATGGATAAAGCAAGACTTAAAGAGTGTATTGCAGGGGCGAGAGTAAGTGGAAACACGATAACGGGTGAGAATGTAAAACTAGCAGATTATCTTGAGAATGTAACTTGGATAGGATATACGCCCGATGGCACTCAAATATTGATGTATCAGTTGTTTAATGTGCTTCCGATAGAATCTTCAATGAGCGCAACGGATAATAACGAAGCTGAATTAAGTGTTACGTTCAGAGGACATTATGCCGAAGGTATGCCGTTCACAGATGCTGACGGATACCCGATGCAACCGCTTAGAATTACATTTGGAGAACCTTTTCTTGACGATACCGATATTACAACGATAACTGGCTTGACTGGAACAGCCAAATATTCAGACATAGCATTAGCGCCGAACGGCAAACTATATTGTGCACCATACGAAGCAACAAA